CACATAAATCCATCCTATGTGTAACACATGAGAACCCCTGTATTTGTAACACATAAGGGGCATTTGTAACACATGATTTGTATGTGTAACACATGGTTTTTTATGTCCTCAGAAATATACTCAGGTGTTGTGATTTTAGGCAGCAGTCTAACAGGAACTCTCCCAAATGTCAAGACCCACAGTGACACTCCCCAAACCGGTATTAGGCACTTGACAGTATCACCGAGGGGTCATATAATATAAGGGTGAGGGACACGGATAACTCTTAAACTTTAATAGTCCTTGGTATGACTCTAAACTGCCCACATTTCACACTAAGTAACACAAACTACTTCATCATGACACGCACTATTGCCCTGGGAATGCTCGGAGTTGCTAACACCGGCGCCGAACTTTTACAGGTCCTGGATGTGATTCAGCAGGATGCAGAATCCGCTGCCACCAACACCGGGGAGGGAGATATGCAGTGAGTTTCTGATACCTACTGTGGGCCCTCGCTTGATTACACTTTGGCATAATGTGTCCCACGGTAGGTATTAACGGTTGATAATATGTGTGTCCCACAGTGTAATTGTGGTTGGTTATACTGTGGGACACAGTGTTTTTATGTGTAACGCATATGTGTAACACATAGGGGGCATATATGTGTTACACACAGTGTTATCGAAAATGACAGTGTTTATGGTGTTATGTTATGGTGCCCGCGGCGGCGTAGCGAACCCTAAGAAGGCGATGGGGTCTAAGGGTAATGACCCCCCCCCCCTATGGGGTAATTCTGAGATCTAACCTACAAAAGTATATACCCCCGAGGTCGATATGGACCTCTTTTTTTTTATTTCATATATAAATCGTTGATACCTTTCACTTCATGAAAAAAAATCCCCCAGAAAAATTTTACCATATTTACCTGAAGGGAAAATGTGTTTATAACTGTTTGGATAGGGAGATGTTCACCAGCACCTATAATACCATGAGGGAGATGGTTGAACTGTTGGATACGGAATATGATGTGGAGGACATAACCTATGAGGTCGTGGAGACCCTCAGGACAAGGGAGGAGTCAAGTTATTGACACATCCTATATAAACTGCTAAAATAAACTTGTAGTGATTTAAAGACTATGGCCAAAGGATTTACTGTAAAGGCATCGGCACCACCCAAGAAGAAGGAAGTGGAATGGGATTATGATGCCATCAAGGCAAGGTTTAGGGGTAAGACGATTGTATTCTGTCTGCCTGGACGTGGTGTATCATATACATTCCTAAAGAACTTCGTACAACTGTGCTTTGATATGGTACAGAATGGTATGAGTATTCAGATCAGTCAGGATTATTCCTCGATGGTTAACTTTGCCCGTTGTAAGTGTCTGGGGGCAAATGTATTGCGTGGACCGGATCAGGTTCCGTGGGATGGTAAGTTGAAGTATGATTACCAGCTGTGGATTGATAGTGATATCGTATTCAGCACCGAGAAGTTCTGGCAGTTATGTGACCTGTCACTGGACGCGGATGGTACGGAGAGGGGAATCACTGCCGGGTGGTATTCCACCGAGGATGGTAAGACCACATCAGTCGCACACTGGTTGGATGAGGGTGACTTCAGGAATAATGGTGGTGTGATGAATCATGAGATGGTTGATAGCATTCAGAATCGTAAGAAACCATTCACCGTTGATTATACCGGATTTGGATGGGTGATGATTCAGAAGGGTGTATTTGAGAATGAGAAGATGAAGTATCCGTGGTTTGCCCCGAAGATGCAGGTATTTGAATCCGGTGCGGTGCAGGATATGTGTGGTGAGGATGTCTCATTCTGTCTGGATGCGATTGAGGCCGGTTATGAGATCTGGTGTGACCCACGGATTCGTGTGGGACATGAGAAGACGAGGGTGATCTGATGGATAAGTATATTGTGGATAAGCATATCTTACAATGGTGTGAGGATCATCTACATAATAAGGAGGATGATGACCTCTGGTATCTCTGTGGTGCAATACTCGATGAGTTGGGTAACAGGGATAATCATCGATATCAGGTTGGAATCGGTCTCAGTTTTATCGGAGGTAGGTAATGCCATTCAGGGTAAGGAACACGAAGTTTGATCTTATCATGGAAAATGCATTTTCCACGGAGGCGGAGGCACAATCATGGATTGATGAGAAGTCCGCCGGTGGTGATCCGGTCACCGATACACCACATATCAATAATACGGATTGTGTCATCGAGGAGTATAGTTAATCGCAAAAATGCATTTATTGAGGAGTACAGCAAATGGCAAAGATTAAGAAGTCAATGTTGGGTACGGTGTTCATTGAGGCAACACCCAAGAAGACACGTCAGGGTCAGGGGAAGCATACAAAATATTCCGCATCCAGCAGGGGACCCGCGAAGAAGAGATACAGGGGTCAGGGTCGATAATCGGGAGGGGTCACAAACCCCTCTTTTTTTGTATGTATTTTTATGTATAGATAAATCAGCGGGAAATCTCTATTCAATGGCATGTTTGATCTGTAACCTCCCTAATGTGGAGGTCTATGTAAGAAAGGAATACCTCACCGACCATACATCGGGTTGGGGGGAGTTTGTAAAGGGTTGGTGGGTATCGGCAAAGAGCATACCGGGAAGGGCCTTCTATTTTGAGACCTACCTTCCAGAATATGCGGCAATGTATGATAAGTTACCCATCAGCGCATTCGTATCGGAACCAAGGACACCCGATCCCGATATGAACCTGTTTAACCTCCAGTTCTGGAACTGTATGGACTATGGGATCGTTGCCATCCAGAAGCAGTTCATCGGGTCCATGGATTATGAGGTCTATACGAGGGACCACGGCATCCAGAAGGGCACCTATGTGTGTACGATAGACAACTACCACCAGGACCCGGATATTATTGATTACAGCACCTCCGAGATACCATCCGAGCACAAGTCACATAACCTGATTGAGTTGAGGAATGGTCAGTATTGCCTGTATCCGAATAACAGGACCAGGATTTTTGATAACAGTCTGACGCCGGATAATCCAAAGATGCCCGACTTCAAGGTATCAACGGAGTATTATCAGGTTGAGAACGGTCATGACAGGATGGGACTGGGTGATGAGGATTCGTATTTCTGGAAGACGACCCAGGAGAGGGAGGTTGTTGAACAATTGGACGAGGATCCCATCGATACCTATCACTCCCAGGATGGTAGATTGAGGATTCAATAATCCCGAACAAACCCTATAAATAAAGACATATCCTATTGTGCGATAATAATGCCTGTCCAGAGGGTTAGTAAACCATTTAAAGATATTAGTGCGACGTTTCAGACTAACCCCCTGAATAATGATCTGATTGGATTGAATAATGAGAATGCAATCTCAAGATCAATCCGTAACCTGATCTTCACGATCCCCGGTGAAAAACCTTTTCAACCTGACGTGGGATCCGATGTTTATACAACACTGTTTGAGAACCTGGATCAGATTACCGGATCAGATATTAAGCAACAGATTGAGAACACGGTAATTAAGTATGAACCCAGGGTCAATCTTACTAATGTGGTTGTAAAACCAAATATTGATAATAATTCCTTTGATGTGGCAATCTTTTATAATATTATAGGTATTGTTGCAACACCACAGCAGATAACATTCGCATTAGAGCTTTCCAGGTAAATGCCTTTAGTAAATTTCAGCAATCTAGATTTCGATCAGATCAAGACATCCTTGAGGGATTATCTTCGTGCGAATTCCAACTTTACTGATTATGATTTTGATGGATCCAATCTCTCAACTATTATAGATCTGTTAGCATATAACACGTATATCAGTTCATATAATGCCAATATGGTGACCAATGAGGTCTTCATCGATAGTGCCACATTGAGGGAGAATGTGGTATCATTGGCAAAGAATATCGGATATACGCCCAGACCCAGGAGATCGGCAAAGGCATTCGTATCCTTTGCCGTTGATGTGTCAGGAACCACGACTGTTGCGGTGACACTCAAGAGGGGTATAGTTGCCGTCTCAGCAAGCACATTCGGTTCTCAGTCATATACCTTCTCAATACCGGAGGACATCACCGTTGGTGTGAATGATGATGGACTTGCCATATTCGATACCATCACGGTCCATGAGGGCACATTTATTGAACAGAAGTTCAATGTGAACTCCAGGACACCCAATCAGAAATATATCCTTCCGAATAGTGGTATCGATACGAATCTAATCAGGGTGAGTGTGAGGGAATCAGCCAACTCCTCGGTGTTAAGGGAATATAAGGAATCAAAGGGATTATTTGAGGTTAATGGTGACTCACCAATCTACTTCGTGCAGGAGATTGATAATGAGAGGTATGAGTTGCTATTTGGTGATGGTATCTTTGGATTGCCGGTGGTGGAACCAAATGTGATTGAGGTGGGATATATCATATCAAACGGATTGAATGGTAATAATATTGGTAGACTTTCCTATGCTGGTCAGTTGGTTAATAATAACGGGGGTCCGATAACGGCAAACATAACCACAATGGTTGTGGACCAATCAAGTTTTGGTGGTTCTGAGATTGAGGATGTGGAATCAATCAAGAGATTTGCACCTCAGATTTATGCATCACAAAATAGGGCTGTGACCTCCACTGATTATGAGACGATGATTCCCAAGATCTATCCAGAGGCGGAGTCAGTATCAGCATTCGGTGGTGAGGATCTAAACCCACCCCAGTTTGGTAAGGTCATGATCGCGGTGAAACCAATCAATGGTGTATTCCTATCATCATCCGTAAAGGAGGATATACAAAGACAACTTAAGAGATACTCTGTTGCTGGAATCATTCCAGAAATTGTTGACCTTAAGTATCTGTATGTGGAGACCAGCTCATTTGTATATTATAATGAGAATAAGGCACCTGGTTCCGCTGCTGTGTTGGGACTGTGTAGGACCAATGTGAACTCATACGCTGATTCGGCTGAGTTGAATAAGTTTGGTGCCAGGTTCAAGTATAGTAAGTTTCAGAATGTCCTGGATAACAGTCATACATCAATCACATCCAATATCACCACCGTGAATATGAGGAGGGACCTTCAGTGTCTCCTTAACACATTTGCGGAGTATGAGATATGTTTTGGAAACAGGTTCCACATTAAGAATCATGGACATGGAACACATGGTGGTGAGATTGGACTCAACATCAAATCATCCGGTTTTAAGGTTGCTGGTATCTCAGACACCGTATATCTTGGTGACTCTCCTGATCAATCACTTAAAAATGGCACGTTGTTCCTGTTTAAGTTGAACTCCGAGACTGAGTTTGTGATTGTAAAGCAGAATGTTGGTACTATTGATTATGTGAAGGGTGAACTGATGATTGCACCAATAAACATTATTTCTACCGTAGTAAATAGAAGTGAGCCACTTATTGAAATATCTGCCACCCCTTACTCAAATGATGTAATCGGAAAGCAGGATCTTTATCTTCAACTTGATACAAATAATGTATCCATAAGTGCTGTAACAGATGATATTGCATCTGGTGATGATATTTCTGGTAGTAACTACATAGTTACCTCCTCCTACTCCAATGGCGTGCTTGTGAGGGGCACACCTATTATTACCGGATCTGAGGTAACTGCATCTGTATCGGCCACCACACAAACAAATGTTCAGACTGCTGACTCATTTAGTGTGACAACTGGAATTGATGGTTCAACTCAGACCACACAGAATACATATTCAACTGGTACAACGGGTGCATCCAGTTCAACATCATCCAGTTCAACATCATCCGGTTCTTCATCATCATCCCCCTCAAGTTCAGGTTCCTCTTCAGGTTATTAATAAGAAATGGCGGTAGATAGAGTTAAAATTCAGGATGTCATTGCATCCCAAATCCCTGCATATGTGAGGGATGACTTTCCACTCCTGGTTGATTTTTTAGAGGAATATTATACTTCACAGGAAAATGGTGGCGGTCCCCTAGATCTGATTCAAAATCTTGATCAGTATGTCAAGGTTGATGAACTTGCTAATATTAGATTAGAGACCCAGTTGGGTGCTGATGTAGGAATCCTTGATACCACGATAACCCTTTCTGGCACTACTAATTTTACATATGATTTCCCAGATGAGAATGGTCTCATATTGATTGACAATGAGATTATCAAGTATGGATCTAAGACAACAACAACTTTTGAAGACTGTGTAAGGGGATTTAGTGGTGTAACCCAGTATCTCGACAATATCATACCTGATAAACTAACATTCCAATCAACCCTTCCAGCCGCTCATAAGTCTGGAGCAACCGTAAAAAATCTTAGTGTCCTGTTCTTACAGGAGTTTTTTAACAAGTTAAAAACACTCATTACACCTGGATTTGAGAGAAGATCCCTTTCCACCGATCTGAATCAAAAGAATTTTGTAAAGGCAGCAGATAGTTTTTACAAATCAAAAGGAACTGATGACTCTTTCAAGATCCTGTTCAAGGCAATCTATGGTGAAGATGTAGAGATAATCAAACCAGATAACTTCCTCATTAGACCATCTGATGCTAACTATCTTGTTAGTCAGGATTATGTCATTGAGGAGTATGTTGGTGACCCATTACTGATTAAGAATCATACCGTATATCAGAAGTCAACAGGTTCCAGGGGAACTGTCACAAAGGTTGAAAAACTCAATGTTGATGGAAACTTCTATCAGATATCCATTGATTCTGGTTACCAGAGGGACATTGATGTAGATGGAACAATCTTTGGTAAGTTTGAACCTAACTCAAAAACAAAACTATTAAATGATGTGAGTATTGGTTCAACTATTCTGGATGTGGACTCCACCATTGACTTCCCCTCCTCAGGAACACTATCCTTAGTTGATACGAATGGAGAAGAAAATATCCTTTCATACACTGATAAGAACCTCACTCAGTTTCTTGGAGTAACCACAACCACATCCAATTTCAATTCAACGACTGATGTGAGAAAGGATGATTTTTCATTCGTAAATGTGGGTGTGGGAACTGGGAATCAGGTTAGATTTAGAATAGTCTCCACCCTAAAGGAGATTGAATATGTTGATAGTAACTTTGGTATTGAGAAGGGTGATAGGATAAGTCTTAAGACCATTGGTATATCGGATAATACCAAGTCAGATTGGTTCTACAATGTAAAGTCGAAACTGGATGTAAAATCAATCACACTGATAAATCCTGGAAATAATATCTACCAACTCTCATTTTTTGAGGCACATGATTATAGGGTAGGATACAAGATTAACATCACCGACAAACATCTATCAAGAGTAACTGAGGGAGAGATAACCTCGATAGATTCAGATACGGTGTTGAACGTTAAGGTTGTAACTGTCATTCCCGTAGCCACCCTATCAAATGAGTTCTCGGTGGAAAATCAACTTTTGAAAGGCGATTCAAATAAACTTACCAGTGTCAATGATTTTAATGCAAATATACTAAATGTATATGCTAAGGGGGAGAAGAATCTCATCGCATGTAATAGCATCCCAAGATATGCTAATGAGATTAGGTGTGATAACAAAACTTTTACATTTTCCGGTGCGGCAAACTTCGACATAATCACACTCACAACAAGTGCTGATCATGGATTATATACTGGTGATGCCGTATATTATAATCATAATGATATCACCACAACAATTCAAGTTGATGATGGTACAATAAGTTCTACCACACGAAGCAGATTTACCAATCTACCAGAGGGTGTGTTTTTTGTTCAAAGGGTTGATGCCTTCAGTATTAGACTTGCGGAGAGTAAGTCAAATCTGCTTAATAGAAACTATATTGTTCCCATAGGAACAGTCACTGATAATAAGTTTACCTATTATCCATTCTATAAAAAACCCGTGTTGGGTCAAAAGATATACAGGGAGATTGACGAGCCGATTAGGGAAGCAGGAACATTTACAACAAAACCAGGTTCCACAGGCATACTCATAAATGGCGTAGAGATTGAGAACTATAAATCAAACGATGTTATTTTCTATGGTGGCATTGAATCTTTTGATGTTAGTAGTGATGGAAAGGATTATGATGTAATCAATCCACCAGTTTTAAATATCACTGACGATTTTGGGACTGGGGCAACAGGAACTATCTCAGTTGAGGGTGGTCTTCAGGAACTTAGAATCATAAACAATGGATTTGATTACACTGAAACACCCATTGTAAAAATCAGCGGAGGAAGTCCAACAACTCCTGCTGAGGCACATGTCAATATGATAGAGGTTTCACACTCTATCCCATTCCTAGCAGGGATTGCTTATACCACCACGATAGGTGGTGTGGATTTAGATGATGATTTCATCGGTTTTACAACATTCCACAATCTTAGGGATATTGAGCATGTTACCTATGATTCTAATCCAAACCCAATCGTGGGTCTTACCACCAATCAGACATATTTCTCTAAGGTCATTGATGGCAGGAGGATCAGACTCTTCCCAAGTTTTGATGATGCTGTTGCTGGAATAAACACGGTACAACTCCTTGGTCTGGGTAATGGCACCCAAACATTTTCAACAGTTGAAAGGAAGAAAATTGTAAGCACCATTAATGTATCAAATCCTGGTGCTGGATACAAAAATCGGGAAAAGACTGTTGCCGCTGTTGGGGTAAGCACAGCACTTGATATCATCACGATTAAGAACCACGGATATGAAACTGGTGAGATTATTTGCTATTTCCAAAAAACAACTGATATCGGAGGATTAAGCACCAATACCGAATATCTGGTTGGTAAACTTGACGATGATAGATTTAAACTTTTTGAGAAGAGCACCGGATCACTTGGTACAAGATATAATCTTGATAACTCAATATGCGTTGATCTCACTAGTGAGGGTGATGGATGTTTCAACTATAAACCAATTACTGTAAGTATTGAGGGTGCGGTTGGTCTTAATACCAGTTTTGGGCAGGATATTATTTGTTCTGTTCAACCAATATTCAGGGGAAAAATCACCAACGCTGATGTGACCACATCTGGTGTTGGTTATGGTTCATCTGAGATTTTTAACTTCAATAGATTGCCCAGCACAACTCTTGATAGTGGAAGTGGTGCTCAACTGACACCCATTGTTGCTGATGGTGCTATTAAAGAGGTTGTGGTCAATAGGGGTGGTAGTGGTTACAACTCACCACCCACACTTGATGTCACAGGGGGGCTGTACTGTAAGTTGACTCCTGTTTTGACAAATGGTGTCATTACATCTGTCATCGTTGTTAATGGGGGTGTGGGTTATAGGAGTGATTCATTTATTACTGTAAATGCGGCAGGTATAGATGGATCAGTATCTGCGAATATTAATAACTGGACTATCAATAAATTTGAACAAAACTTCAAGAATCTCACAAGTGATGATTGTATCATCACAGTCGGTTCTTTAAACAACTCAACACAACTTTCGCATCTATATGCTCCTAGAAATCTTAGGGCGGCAGTCTATGGATTAAAATCCAATGGCGAACCACAATATAATCATCCCGATCTGAAACTTGTTAACAATTTAGAAGTTAATAATAAGTTTCACTCACCAATTATTGGGTGGGCATACGATGGATCACCAATCTACGGTCCTTATGGATATGATACCCAATCCGGTGGCACTGTAAGGAGGATGAAGAGTGGATACGAGGCAAAAGTTACCCCCAATAGACCACCACTAAGTCTGTATCCTCTTGGATTCTTTGTTGAGGACTATGTTTTTACAGATATTGGAGATCTTAACAAAAATAATGGTAGATTCTGTGTGACACCAGAATATCCAAATGGAAAATTTGTTTACTTTGCCACCGTTTCAGAACTAACCGAAAGTAGTGGTCCATTCAAGGGTATTAAAAAACCATTATTCCCATATCTGATTGGTGATTCTTTTGAACATAAGCAGAATGATTTCAACTTCAAACTATTATCAAATCATGTTAGTTATGATTTGGTAGAAAATGGTTGGAGAAGGATAACAACAGCATACAAGATTAACTCGTTATTTGGTGGATATGATTACATTTTCAACTCCAATAAAGAAAGGGAGCAAATTATTGAGGTCACCGGGACATCTCAGGGTAGTGTGGACAATGTTGGCATTCTAACTGGTGGAAGCAACTATAAGGTGTCTGACAAGATTCTGTTCTCTGGTGATACCTATGGTAGGTCTGCCAGGGCTGCTGTCTCTAAAGTTGGTGGTAAACCGGTTAATAATGTGGATATTTCCACAACCCTGTTTACAGATATTGAATTTGTGAATGTCGGGGTTGAAAATAAGTTTGTTGGATTCATGACTCAGCCCCATTCATTGATTGATGGGACTGAACTTAGGATTGATGGTCTATCTGATTACTTTGCTGGTCTTGATGGATTCTATCAGATTGGTATCAACACTGGTTCTTACATTCTCCTTGATGATGTCGATACAGCAGCAAACACTGGTATAGTTACATATTTTAGTGTTGGTGGTGCTTTTCAGTATCCATTCATGAGACCCAATGATATCATTACCATTTCATCTGAAAGAGTCAAGGTTCTAAACAGTGATCCTCTTAATAATAGGGTAAGAGTTCTTAGAGAACAGGATGGAACAACTGGTATTGCTCACACTGGTAACGTTCCCCTGTTCCAAGATCCAAAGTCATTCTCAATTAACGTTGGAACACTTAAGACAACAAAACTTCTAAGAAAGAATACTGAATTTTACTTTGATCCTGCCGAGGCATTAGGAATTGGTAGTGAAGCAATAACTGGTGCTGGTAAGACACTTACGTTCAGTAATCCTGGCGCTGGCATTGCTAGTATCTTTGCACCCGAACAACAACTTTATCTCCCTGCTCATGGATTTAGAATCAATGAAACTGTTACTTATAATAAGAATGGTGGAACATCCATAGAGATATGGAATGGTGAATCGAATGAACCTAAGAGGGATCTTGATTTCTACTCAACCCTGTTTGTTGCCCCAATCAGTGAGAACTTTATTGGTCTTTCATCAACTAAGATCGGTGTTACAACATCAGGTTATTTTGGTATTGAAAATGAAATAATTGGTCTATTTTATTTTACATCTACTGGAACTGGTGTGTATCATAGTTTGAAAACTGATTTTGAAAATGTAGTTACAGGAAGTGCTGAGAGGACTAAGGTTGTTGTCTCCACAGCTGGAACCCACGGTCTATTTGTTGATGACATTATTGATCTTCAACTCAATCCAACTAATGAAGAAACAATCACTGTTAAGTATAATAATTTTAATAGAAGGATCGTATTTGATCCATTTGAATTTGCCGCATCCGCTGTAAATACGACCACCAATGCTATTGGAGTATCCACAAATAGATTTAGAACTGGTGATAAAATCATCTATCAATCACCCGCTCCATCAGGTGGTTTGGTAAATGAGAAAATGTATTATGTCTATCTTGATACCTCGACTTCGATTAAACTTGTTGAGGACAGGGTTGAACTTGATAAAGTATCTCCAAACTTTGTCAATATTACATCTGCTGGTATTGGTACTATCTCCAAGATTAATCCTGTCGTAAATGCTACCACTAATCTTCTCTTTGATCTTTCTGATGAGTCACTGTCATTTGTATCAAACTCAATTAGATATCCAGCATTTAAGATGGATATTTTTACTGATCCCCTTTATCTGAATCAATATTTCAACACTGAAGAAGATTCTGATTTTGATGTTGAGACATCAGGTGTGGTTGGAATAGACGGAGCACTTAGAATAAAAGTGAAGGATACTCCTCCAGCACTGTATTACAAGTTTAATCTTGAAAATGAGTCATTCATACTTGATGAGAAGAAACTTGTTATTGATACTGAGGTGATCTCACATAATACCATATTCAAGTCAGTATCAAAACTTGATGGCAGACATAAGATTGTGGGGATTGGCTCTACAACATTTGATTTTAATATTAGAGCATTCTCTGAGATAGTTTCATATGATCAGACCACATCCATACCAAACTATCAAACGTCATCAAAAACTGCCTTTGGTGATATTAAGAAGATTGATCTGATTGACAACAACTACGGATATACTCAACTTCCAGGCATCAGCAATATAAAAACGGATACTGGTGCAGGAGCAATACTTTTTGCTGAGTCAACCAGTATTGGCAGAATTACCAATCAAAAGTTCAAATCCAATAATATTGGATGGAACTACCCGACTGATCAAACCCTTAAACCGACTGCCAATCTTCCTGAGATTGTTGAAATTGATGCACTTTCCTCATTCAGTAGGATTGGTATTACCTCATCTGGTATTGACTATCTTACAGCACCTTCCTTGGTTGTGAGGGATGGTTTTACTGATGATATTGTTGATTGTGTTCTTGATTATGAGTTAGGTGATCCCGAGGTTAAAATCATCACAAACTCAACCGGATTCTTTAATACACCACCAAGAATCATTCCAGTTAATAACTCAAATGGTTACTATATCGGTGCAATCACTCTGGATGGAAATGGGACTACCGTAAAACTAGACTTAACCAACCAGTTTAATAGTGATGATGAGTATCCATTTTATATTGGTGGAAAAGTTTATGTTGAGAATATCAACATTGGTATTGGAACAACCGGCAAAGGTTATAACTCCGATCAATATAGACATAATTTGTTTAGTGTGGTTGGTGTTAAAACTAATGCTGGTGGATCTGGTGCGTATGTCGAATATACATTGAAGGATAAACTAGGAGAAAATGATGTTCCTGGAAACATATTATCATTTGACTCTTCAAAGGTTATTCCTGAGGAACATCTTCCCATTTATACTTCTGAGTTGAGGAAGAATAAATTCCTCACAGATGAGACAGTAACCTGGGGTCCAAATGTTGGTGTCATTGATAAGTTTAATCAAAGCACCAATATTTTAAAAATCAAGTCTCAGGTTGATCTTCTTGTTGGGGATATTATCACCGGTAGTTCATCTAAAACCAAAGGAATTGTTATTAAAAGATTTGATTTCAAGGGTGATATTAAAGCAGGTGCCGGAACCACGATAAACTATGGATGGGAAAGAAACACCGGATTCTTAAATGATGAATTACAGAAGATTCCTGATAATGAATATTATCAAAGATTTTCCTATTCACTTAAATCACCAGTACCACTCAATGTATGGGATAAAACTGTTGGTGCTCTGAATCATACTGCTGGATTTAGAAAGTTTTCTGATCTACAGGTTGTCAGTGAATCACCCTCTACATTTGTAAGAGATGTTGAGGACACACAAATATCATTTACTGTTGATTGTGTGGGATCGGGTGATATTCACTGCTATTATGACTTCGATAATGCTCAAGAAAATATATTCCAGGTAAATGGAAAATCTTTATCTGATAAAGTATTTTTTGAAAATGTAATCCTGACTGACTTCTTTGAATCTCAGGGTAATAGGGCAATCAAAATTGATGATGTAAGTGATTCATTCAATAGCAATGCCCGTCCAGAAGCATTTTCTAATGTCGCTGATTTTTCAACTTCTGTTAAATTTGCTAAACAGTTATTCTTTGTAAAGGATACAACATTTACTGATGAGAGAATGTTGTTAGTTGGAACCACAATAGTTGATGATGATTTAGCATATCTGACCCAGTATGGTAAACTATTTACGGTTCTTGATCTGGGTGATGTTGATGTTGGTATTGATTCTCAAGAATGGAATTTTGAATTCCATCCAATCAAATTTACCTTAAACAACTACAGCGTTTCATCCTTCAGCTTTGCATTTGAACCAGAGGCAGTTGGTGCGGCAGGATCATCTTTTGGCGACATTGTTGAGTTTAGTTCTCAGGAGGTTAATGTACCAACAGGGACAGACACAACCATTGTCTCTGTTGGCACAAGTTTCAGATCAAATAAGATTTTGAATCTTTTGGTATCTGGTGATGATTTCCACTTCGCTGAGCTTAATATTATTCACGATGACACTGATGTGTTTATCGTTGAATACAATAATATTGATGAAAATTCTGGATTAAGTTTCAGTGGAGGTATTGGAACATATAGTGGAGAGATTAGTGGTTCTGATGTTAATTTGATATTCCATCCAAACCCTGGAATAGCAGCAACATCATATAGTCAGGTTGTTTCTCACGTAAGGGGCACCAGCACAACTGGGTTTACATCAATGACCACCGCAAGGGTTGGAAGTAGTTATAAATCTATTCCATCCTCTGGTTCACCAACCGAGCATATTATTTCCAGTTATGAAACAACAACCGCTGAAGCGTATTCTGCATCATATATGGCTATTTGTGTAGAAGATACAGCAAATAATAATCATGAAATGTTTGAACTGAATGTATTAAACTCTACGGCCAGGCCAGTCCAAAACTTAGTTGAATATGGAAACGTAGCAACTAGTGTTGGTCTGGGAACAGTTGGTGTGACCACCACAGGTAATGATGTGCATGTTGTCTACACCCCAAATGCTGGTATTGCTGTTGAGGTAAAAACCTTCTTTGTCAATCTAAGGGAACCTCTTGCAGATGTTGATTTAAATCAAATTGACTATAATGATGGATTCTTTAGGACATATTCTGGAAGTTATCAAGGAACACTTACTAACATTAAGAAGAGTTTTAATCTCACACATAATGGTGATCAAATCTTTGAGAGACAGTTTGATGGTGTTACTGGGGTCAATACATTATCCAGTGTTGTCATATCACCAAATCACTTCTTCCAGACTGGTGAGGCAGTCAAGTATGAGGTGCTTGGACTTTCATCAAGAATCGGTATTAAACCAACTGATTTTGGTGGTAGTGTTGGTGTAGTAAATCAACTTCCAACTGATTTGTTTGCCATCAAGATAAGTGATCAGGCCATTGGTTTTGCCACCAGTCCTGCTGCTGCTCAGTCGATCATTCCTACAAAAATTGAGTTTGATGCTGTCGGTTCTGGAACCTCACATTATATTACTGCAATTAATCAGAATACCAAAGCACTGATTACGATTGACAATATGATTCAGGCACCCATTACCCCTACTAATATCAATGCGACACTTTCCCAAGATATTGTCTTTGATACTCGGTTCATCACTAGTGGAATTAATACTATAGCATCAAATGATATAATCAAGATAGATGATGAGTTTATGAGGGTCACATCCTTTGTTGTGGGAACTGCAACCACAGTGTTTGTGGAGAGACCAATCCTTGGTTCCCTTATTGCTACCCATTCCGCAGGTGCAGCAGTTACTAAGTTTACCGGTAACTACACAATTACTGATAATACATTGAACTTTGTCAGTGCCCCATATGGAAAAATTCCTGTATCATCTACAACCAATCCACCTGATGCAAGGGACTTCACTGGTATCACCACAAATTCCAGATTTAGTGGAAGGGTGTTCACCAAGAGGGGTGTAGAGGATAGCACAGAGGAAACCTATAGCAAGAACTTTGTATTTGATGATATTACTGATCAGTTTACTGGTATTACTAGTGAGTTTGTGATGAAAACGGGTGGTAATGATGTAACTGGCATCACATCCAACACAATCTATTTGCTGAATAATATCTATCAGTCACAACAGGGTATTCAGGTTGGTGAAGTTGGAGAATATATTAACCTTGAGAGTGCTGGTGTAACCACTGCTCAGTTTAATCCCGGTCTTGGAACTGCCACTGGATATGATCCTAATCAGGGCAATCTACCTATTGGTGGATTGATTGTATCAGTTGGTTCATCAGCAGGATTTGGTTATCAACCATTAATTGGTGCTGGTGGAACTGCTGTTGTTTCAGGCTCCGGTGCTATTCAATCCATCAGCATTGGAAACAGTGGTTCTGGTTACAGGGCTGGTGTTGTTACTGCTTATACTGTGGGTGTTCAAACTTATGATGGTGTTGTACCTATTGACACTCATATTGGTGAGGCAGTCATAGTTAATGGAAATGTAGATAGTGTCACCATAACAAATCCTGGTAGTGGATTCGATCAATCCAATCCTCCTGTTGTCATTATAGAAGAGCCACTTAACTATGATAATATTCCACTGATATATTCCACTTCCTCTAATACTGGTATCGGAACGAGTGCGACCATTGATATTAAGGTTGGTCAGGGTTCAAGTATCATTGAATTTGAGATTCAACACACTGGATATGCGTTCAAGAATCAGGAAATTTTGACTGTCCCCACTGGTGGAACCACTGGCATTCCTCTTGATCCCACATTATCATTTGATGAATTCCAAATCACTATTCAAGATGTTTATAGTGATTCGTTCAATGCTTTCTCACCCGGCGAATTTGAGGTGCTTGATAGAATTGATATGTACTTTAACGGTTTGGATAGGGTATTCCCACTACTTCTTAATGGTAATCCAATTTCAATTGTAGCAGCAAGGGATTCTAACATTGAGGTTGACCAGACACTTCTTGTCTTTATCAATGATATTCTTCAAGTTCCTGGAGAATCTTACACATTTGAGGGAGGAAGTCAGATTACATTTAATGAGGCACCTAAAGGTCCTAGATCGGGAGTTCCCGCTGGTGATTCTTCTAGAATCATATTCTACAAGGGTGGTGGTGATTCTGATGTCGTGTTTAGGGATGTTCTTGAAACAGTTAAAACTGGTGATACTGTTCAATTGAATGCAAACCCGGAAGTAGGACAAACAGATATACTTCAACAGAATAAGAGGGTTGTCGCAGGCATCACTACTGTGGATGCTCTTCTTACAAATGTTTATGAAGGTCCTGGTCTTGCCTTTGATAAGACCACAACAAGACCAGTTACCTGGTGTAGACAAACTGTTGATAAAAAGATTAACGGTCAGTTTGTGGGTAAGGATAGGATTAAATATGAGCCCAATATCTTCCCAACATCCTATATCACATCATCAGTGGGAACTGCATCCACTCAGGTATATGTTGATTCTGTGAGACCCTTGTATGACGCTAATAATGAAACATCATTTAGAACCTTCCAGAACAGAATAACACTCACATCACAGAATGAGTTTGAGGGTGCTATTGCGGAAACAACTGTTAGCACTGCTGGTACAATCACGGCAATAAACATTCCAAATCCTGGTAAAGGTTACGACTTTATACCAACCGTTACTATTGGTATTGAAACAGGCACTCAGGCAACCGCCACTGCCGCTCTAACAGGTGATATTGTGACCTCTGTTACCATTGATGACGGTGGCACTAATTATAGCACAGAACCCCTCGTACTCATCTCTGAACCTAGAATCATAACAGAGACAATCAATGTTACATCATACGAAGGAGACTTCGGTGTTGTAACCGGCATTGGAACCACCACTGATGGATCACAGAAGCAAATCTATTTTGAGACATATATTCCAACTGAATCTCCAATGAGAGATCTTTCACTTGTTGGAACAGCTGTAACAGTAAGCACTCTTGATGTTGGTGATCGTGTTGTGATAAGTAACACAAATATATCACTTGGGAGCACATTTGCCTCCACTGTTGGTACAGCAACCACATTCCTTGATGCTGTTTATGAGGTTGCATTAGCAGTTGTAGAGATGAGGACGGTCTTCAATGAGGAGAGTGTTGGTATCACGACAACAATCAAAAGGATTGTATGTAATGTTGATGATTATCATGCGGGTATAGATGATACACCTCAGAGAGAGCCATCATTAGGTAACTACAGTTGGGGTGTTATTGAATTTGCAGAGAGACCAGATCCCAAGAGTTTTGATTTCTATGGTGATGATGGTGTGACTGGAATATCAACCTCTGGTTTGGTTAACAGAACGCAATCATTGAAATTTAAGAACTACCTCTAATCCCCTATAAATAAACAAAAAGTCCTAATAAAATGGCTGCGATTATAACTGATCAACTTCGTATATTAAATGCTAAAAACTTTGTGGCGGGAGTTCAGACCAACACGAACTCATATTATACGTTTATTGGTCTGCCAAATGCCAGTGACTATTCAGATACCTGGGATTCAGCACCCCCATCTCCCAAAGATAGTTTAGATCAATCAAATGATTATTGGGACACGATGATTGCCCTTAAAAAGGTCAATAGTAGTGATGTTTCTCAGGTTGTCACCAGAAATAACTGGTCATCTGGAAACATTTATGACATGTGGAGGAATGACATCTCAAGAAACAATCCTTCACAACCGTCTGGTTCGTTTAATATCTATTCAGCAAATTACTATGTGATGAATAGTGATTTCAGGGTTTATGTATGTCTTTTTAATAATGCTAACCCAGAAAACAATTTTAAAGGTAGCCCTTCGTTGGATGAACCCACCTTTACTGATCTTGAACCAAGGGCGGCAGGTTCAAGCGGTGATGGATACATTTGGAAGTATCTCTATACGATTAAACCGAGTGATGCCATCAAGTTTGATTCAGTAAACTATATTCCAGTTCCCTCAAACTGGGGGAACTCAACTGAAACAGCAATAATTAAAACAAATGCCGAATCAAGTGGTCAGATAAAGATTATCACAATCAGAAATAGGGGTGCTGGACTTGGTAATGCTAACACCTACACAGGGGTAACAATTAAGGGTGATGGCGTGGGTGGCACGGCAACTGTTACAATCAATGCCGATGGTAAGGTTCAATCTGTGTCAGTAACAAATGGTGGTTCAGGATACACCTTTGGAACAATAGATCTTACAGAAAAAGGTTTGACAGGGACAACCACCCCAGTGTTTAATGTGATTATTCCTCCTCCTGGTGGTCATGGTCATGATGTTTATGTTGAGTTGGGAGCCTTTAACGTACTTGCATATTCAAGGTATGAGAATGATACTGATAATCCTGATTTTATCACTGGCAATCAATTTGCCAGGGTTGGATTAGTAGAGAACCCACAACAGTTTGGATCATCTGATCTTTTATCATCCGACAAGGCAGCGGCGACCTACGCACTCAGATTAACTGGAACTGGATATAGTTCTGTTGTATTCGCTGGTGATCAAGAGATTACACAAACTGTGGGTCTTGGTTCAACAGCGGTAGGTAGGGTTATTTCATATGATCAGACAACTGGAGTATTAAAATATTGGCAGGATAGAACTAATGTAGGTTTTAACTCTGATGGTTCACAAAATGCAAGTCCAGAATATGGTTTTATTAATATATTATTTGACGGGGATGCTAAAGCAAACCCAGGAGGAAGTGTAGACATTGTTGGCGGAACTGCCACATTGCAGATTAGCACTTCATTCTCAGGTATAAGTACCGTAATAAATAGTAGGACATATAATCTGGGTCAGGAATTTACAATGGGTGCTGCGAATCCTGAATCCAAAAAATATTCTGGCAATATCATATATGTTGATAATAGACCACCAGTAACAAGGTCTACATCCCAGAAAGAAGACGTCAAAATCATTTTGCAATTCTAAGAAATCATGCCACAGGA